AAAGCAGTAGAGTTAGTACATTGTGAAACTTTTAAACTGTTTCCAAGTGTACCTGCTTCTCTTGCAGCATATGATCCAACACTTCCTTGTCCTGTTGAGTAGTTGTCTAGATAGTCAGTAGTGCTTTTTATTAGAACAGCAGTACCAGATACAGCAGCATTTACTACGCCTGTAATTGGTCTTACTATTTTCAGATTGTTTCCGTATCCTAAAAAGTTTGCAGCAGTAAACCATTCTTCAAAGTTTGAACTATTTGGTTTACCAAAATTGTCAACCAATTCTTTTTCAGAAGAGATAAGTGTTACCTCATCAATTGGTCCTTTTTCTGCCGTGATTACAATTCCGCCGCTACTTGTAGAGACAGCTGGAACGATATTCGTTAAATCTTTTTCAGTTACGAGAACACCTGGTGATACTTGAAAAGCCATATTTTAGTTCTCCTTAATATTAAGTTTTTTTAATTTAGTTATAACCCTTTGTAGATATTTATATGATCCCAAATCTCTAGTTTTCCCCTCTGCGAGAGGTTACAGGACTCCACAACTGTCCAGTATCATCATAAAACTGCGAATTATTACCTTCTGGATCATTTATTCCGTCATCTATAAAACCAAACGGGGCCATATCTGCCTCAATTGCGTTTTTCTGATCGGTAAACATCTGTCCTCGAACATCTACATCTGTTAGTTCTTTAAAATATCTTTGATTTGCCAACCATGAAAATATAACTAAACACATTACAAGGTCATCTGAAGCACCACTCTCTGCTTCAAAAGATTTTCCTTTAGAAATGAAAGTTGACAATTCTGCTATGATTTCAAAATCTTGAATTATGAGTTTATCACCCTCAATTAAACTTTTTAGATTAGAAGTTCCAATTCTTTTTGTTCCTTTAGTCATTCTTAATCCTAATTGACTACCTCTACCACTAAATCCTCCACCCAATACTTGACCTGATCTTCCTCTTTGTGTAACCATTAACATATTATCATACTCTAATTCAAATTGCATAGCGTCTGCAACCTGTTGACCTAAATCATTGATCTCAATTAATATGAATGCTTGATTATATGCGTCAGCAACTTTCTTCATAATACTTGGAAAGATTAATGGTTTGATTTCGTTATCTCGATATTTTGCAACGATTTTGTAAGGTGCCTTCGTGGCGTCAAGTATAACAAATGCTGAGTAGTCATTTCCAACACCTCTTGCGACATCAACTGTCATTACATAGATATTACCTTTAATCGGTTTCTCATAAACATCTAAAGTACCATTTAAACTTCTAATTAGTGGGTCTACAACAGCCATTGTCTTAATCTTACTTGCATTGATAAGAGTATCAACACTACCTAAGAACTCACATTCAAACTCGGTCTGAAACTGTGCCTCACTTGTATTTCGTATTGTCTGTTCTTTCCATGCTTCATCTCGACCAGGAACTTCTGACCAATGCACTTCAATCGGCACATAATCATTTCTTTTATTTGTTGCATCCATCCACATCTTATAAAACATATTCATTCCGTGTGGTGTAGAAACGATCATAACCTTAGATGATTGTCCTGAAGATATTGTTGGGTAAACTGAACTAAAAAATTCTTCTGCAATATTGTTTGGTACATATGCAAACTCATCTAGAAATATAATATTAAATGTACTACCACGAACAGCACTTGAAGAAGTACTTGCAGCTATAATTTTACTTCCATTCTCTAATTCAATAGAACCTTTGTTCCAGTTGAGAACTCCTTGTTGCATCCATTTAGGTAAGTATTCATATGCAAGTTGCAATCTGCCTAGTAAATCTCTTGCAGTAGAAGATTTATTGGCTAGAATCGCAACATTAACATTGTCATTAAATAAAACATAATGTAAGAGGTAGGAGACAATAATTGTCGATTTTCCGCTTTGTCTCGGTAGTTTGCAAATAGAGAAACGATTTGCGTGAAATGTATCCACCATATCTCGTTGAAAGTCATACATCTCAAAAGGCACAAGACCTTTATCAATGGTAACAATCTTTAAGTAATTCTCTATAAAATGTTTCGGGTTATCCAAACACTTCAAAACTTCTTGTATTTGATTTTTAGTAAATCTTGATTTTGAGTGTGCTTTTTTGAGATTTGGATTTCCTAAGTATTGCTCAGTTTTCATAATCATCTTTGTTTAAAAATACATATAGTTTTTCGCCAAGTAATATACCTGCTTCATCATCTGTTGGATAGTGAAACCCTGCTTGTACTCTTCCCATACCACACTCATCGCCTCTTTTAAGTAGTTCGATTTCGTGTTCAGGAAACTTACCAGCAACATATCTTGCAACAAGTCTTGCTTGTGTTGAATGTCCACTTGGATAAGAAGGTGTTTTGTTTGTTTTACTTGGTAATGTATTTAATTTATTATCAACTTCAGCTGGTCTTCTGCGATTAAACATTTTTTTAAAATGTAAAATAATCGGAACAGACTGATTAATTAAGTCACTAAATTCGTCTCCATGAAATATTAAACCATTTTCTTCACAATATTTCTTTAATGCATAAAACGGTATCTCATCGTGGTCTCGTATAGACTTTACATCTTTAGCAGTTCGATTTCGAATAATATCTTTTAATCGAGATATCTCATCTTCATCTCTTGCTGGTGGAAATGGTAAAGTAATTCTTTCTTCTATGCCCGGTCTAAAAAATTTCATTAGTTTTTCTTCTTTAATAGTTTTGTTAATTCTGTAGTAGAGCCGACAAACAATGCATTAGTTACATTTTTCGGTGCATTACTTGGAACATCTTTAATTTTTTTCAACTTATCTTGTAGATTTAATAAGTCTTGTGATACTTCACTTACAGTCTTAATCAATTGTCCTGCAACTTCATATGCTCGAGGGTGTTCACCTTCTTTTGCTAATGCAAGTATACCATCAATTGCTTCATTACCTTTTGCAAGTAGTTTGTATAAGTTTTCTCTGCCAGTTTCAAAGTCAACATCTGGAGTAGTATTCTCAGGAATGTTAGAAGGTACGATTGCAACTTCTTTTTTTTCTTCAAACACTTCTTCTGCAATACCTAAAACTTCATTTAATTTATCGTCAATTGTGCTCATTTTATAAATCCTCTATTACTTATCTTCGCCTGTACTCTCATCATAGTTTAAATTATCATCAAAGAATGAAAGTGTTTCTGTATATGTATAAGTATCATCCTTGTCTGCTGAGGTTGGGTTAGGTGTAACCGTAACTCTTTCACTACGAAAAGGACCCTTGCCTTGTAAATCTGTGTATAAATCTGCTGAAACTTTTTTGATAACAGAACTTGTACTTATTGGACCAAACAGATAAATTTTTGCAGTAAATGATAGTGTATATATTATTCTTCTATTTGTTGTAAGTGAACCTGTGTAAGTATCATCATAATCTACACTATTCAATATAAATGGTATATCTCTTTTTGAATCCATAAACTCTTTGTTTTCAAACATTGTAACTGTATAGTCTGGTTGAAAGTATGGAAGTATCTGTTCAATAATTTGTAGACCGTCATCTGAATTAGAAGTAAATACATTTAAAGATATACTTACATTGTAAGGCACAGGTGAGAATTGTGTATTTAACTTAGTGGTATCACCAGTAGGTTTTACATTACTAATCTTCTGATTTTTATTTAATTTACGAGCAGGATCATAAGCATAACCAACGATATCAAATGACATACGAGGTAGAGTTATTGCCACGCTTGAATCGTCTCCATTTAAATCTGCTTGTTGTTCTAATCTTGCTAAGAATTTTTCTTTAGGTGAATACGATAATGGTATTCTAATATTCTGCAATGGATTTCCGCTAGAGTCCAAACGCCTAATATTAATATTATTAAATATTGTTCCAAATGCAATCACAGTATTGCGAATTTGTTTATGGTAAAAGTGTTGTCCAAACATTAGTAATCGTCAACCTCTCCAAATGGATTTCTTTCGCTGAAATCTAATATATCATCAGTTGTTGATGATGTTGTTGTGCCTGCCTGTTCTTCAAATATCAAACCTTGATCTACTGGTTGTTGTGTTGACATAGAAAATCCTTCATTGATAAGATATTCAATTTTACCAATGTCACTTTCAATCACAAATGAGCCAGTCTCATTTTCTAAACTAAACTGGAAGTTCATTGTGTCAGTAGATAGTGAATCTTCAGTACTATCAATTTCTGCAATACCTGTATCAATTCTTTCTGAACTGTACTCAAATTTAGTACAAGATAGTTTATAAACAGGTAACGCACTTTGTTGATAGAAAGGTTGCTCGTGTTCAACAAACTTTATTTCAAAAAATGCATTTGTAGTAGGGAAATAAACTAGATCGCCCTCTTGAGGTCTTCCAGTAACTAAATCACTATTGTTAGAGACTAAAGTTTCCCATCTCAATTTAGAAACAGTAAACTTAATATCATCTCGTAATTCTAAACCAAACTTACTAATGATCTCTTGCTCACCCATATACCCATCGGTATTGTCAACATACATTTCAATAATGTACGAGTCATCAAAAGACGAAGCAGGATCTTCTCCGAAGATAGTATCCTTATTCGCAATTTTTCTAGGTAAGTAATAGACATCCTGACCGTAAATCTTAAGCTGTTCGATTATTAAATCTTCGTATAATCTTTGCTCAGAAGTAGTGCCAGTGTCAAAATAGACATTAGTTGGCATTCAATTATCCTTGTTGCATATGTGGTGGTTCTTCGTAATTACTTCTAATTTCTTCTTCTAATTTTTCTTGCTCTGCAATTGCAGTAGAAAATAATTCAGGACCATTAAGCGTAACACCACCAAGCATTGCCGTACCTGAAAATTTAGATAAGTTTTGACCCCATTGTTTTTTAATCAATGCAGTTGCATATCTTTTTAAATATATATCGTTATAGATATCAGTAAATGTATCTGGATCTAATTGACGATATACTTCTATAATTAAAAACTCACCAGCTGTAATATCTGTTTTCCAGTCTTGGTCAATATATAATCTATTAGATAGATGATTAAATCTCATAGGTTTCTCTCCTACTAATATGTGGTCAAGAAAGTCTAGATGTTGCATTGTCATCTGATAATGTACAATACTTGTAGATGAAAAATCATATAAATCATTTAATCTCAATTGATATCTAACATCAAATATATTTAAGTTTGCTCTGTCAGATAGTGGAAAGATATTGACAACTGAAATAACAGAATCTGGAACTATAAGAAAGTTCTGACCTTCTTTCCATGCTGTTGTTACACCGTTACTAGTAACTGATTCAGACGCATCCGCAGTCATTCTGGTTACATCATCTGCCGTAACTTGATACTTTAAATACATTCTTTCAACACCATCTACATGGTATTGTGCGAAATACTGAACTGCTTCATCTATTCGGTCATCTACTTGGTCGTCATCAACATTAATGTCAATAACAGGTTTACCAAGAGTTCTTAAACAGTACTCTTTAAATGTTGCTTTTGTGGTTGGTTTTGCCATAATTTTCTTTCCTTATACTACTATTTAGTATTTATCCTAATGCGATAGCCTGTGCAATAGAGAAGTTTTTCGTTGCAACTGAGGAATCAATACTAACTGTTATAGTGTTGCCACTACTACTCGTTTCCATGCCCGTACCCCCAGCAAACAGCATTGTTTCACTCGCTAGTTGTATGTTTAAACTTTTTTCATCATCTGCTCTAAAGTTTAAAATCGGATCTGCAGCGTCAACATATGCCTTGACTGATTGTTGCGTTGGCACAAGTGTTGCCGAATTTGACGCCATGTTATCTTCATCAATAAACGCCGTTATGGTTATTGATCCGTCAGATAAACTTCCAAATGTAGATGTACCAGTTGCGGTTACATTTCTAAATCCTGTAATGTCTTTACTAGAGTCAACAATAACTGCCCTACTAGCAGAAACTGTTCCTGTCGTAACATTATCTAATACAGTCAGTTCGGTAGAGTCCATTGTAACTCCACCAATAACTAAAGATGAACCAGATAAATGTAAATCTTTCCAAGGTCTATCTGCTGAACCTAAACTAAATGTATTTGCAGTAGTCGGTACTAGATCAGCAGAAATCTTGTTTGTATCAAGACCACCGCCAGTAAATGACATTTGTTTAGCAATAATATCTTTGAAGTTAAGAAACTCTCTTTTTAACTTGTCTAAAGTATCAACTGACTCTAATGATTTAATTTTATCTTCATCTAGTTTTTTCGATACCTTCATATCAGAAAGTTGTTTTGATACTTTTTCTATAAATGTAAGTTCTTCTGGTGTTTTATCAATAACAATTTCTTCTTCAATTATCGGTTCTTGAATCTTTTCAGGTTCAACTAATAACTTTTTCTGAATAACTTTCTTTTTCTTTTTAGGTGCAGAAAGTGTATCAAATAACTTTTCAACTTCAGCAATCTTAACTTCTTCTTTTTTTATCTTATGTTTAAGTTCTTTCTTTTCAGAAGTGATTGTAGAAAAGAAATTGCCAAGTTCATTTTGAACATTAACTTCTTCTTTTACCTGTGCTTGTTTCTTTGAAATGTTTGTGAAAAGATCAATTTCAGTTTCAGCAACTTTTAGTTTTGCTTCTTGTAGTTGTGTGATTTGTTTTTCGATATCGGCATCAATATCTATTTCTTCGATAATACTAACTTCGCCTGTAATCTTTTTATTGATGTTTGGAACTTTTCCAATAGCATTATTAATCCAATTCTTTTCTCCATCAATATATCTTTGAGTTGTATCATCTGACATAAAGTTACCTAGTTACGCTTGGTGTTACGGTAACCCTTCCTTCGATTCTTCGAGTGACTAAACCTCCTGAATCAGTAGTTGTCAAGTCCCATACATATCGACCTTCAGGTAACCCTGCGGTTACTGTATCAGTCATTGCGATTGAGCAAGTACCATCAGTTGCAACTACAGCAGCAGTTGTGAAAGTAAATGCAGCTGTAGAAAGATGAGTCTTTCTCATTTTACTAGTGATTGTTTTACCTGTTAGGTCAACAACCGTACCAGTTGAATCTTTAACTGTCAATGTTTCTGTAAAATCACAATCTTGGTCGATAGTGATATTTTGTATCGTTGCCATTCTTAGATTCCTATTAGTTTAATAATTTAACTTCGTGTTTCTCTAATATTGCTTTTGCTTTTTCTTCACCAAGTGTTTCTTTTGCTAACTCAAACATCGCCTGTGTTAAT